AGAGGTTGCCAAGTTCGATGTCAGACTGAACATAACTACCGTTCTCTTCTATATATGCACGGCACTTTGCAACACAGTCCTCGACAGCGAAGTAGCTAAGAAACTCTGGCGTGTAATACGTCACAGGCTTGACGGTAGGCTGCCACGTCAAGAAGTTACGCTTCAACCAACTTGAAGCGGTGTCAGCGAAGTTGTCGATACCAGCACGGAGTACCGTGAATTGCCATGACTCTTGTGCAGCCGTCTTATCTTCAATGAGATTAACTAAGAACTCACGAGCAATGTTCGGTTGACGATAAATTGTAGTCGACTCCTGGAGCTGAAAAGATAGCAGCGGAGTGACGATATTCTCCAAGTCAATCTCTATGCGCTTCGCTTTATTCGGAGTATAAATGTGCTGCACGATGATTTTGTTCGTGTCTGCGTACTTGAGAACGAACGTAACCTCTTGCGAGCTTGATATAATGAAGTGATTCATCGAGCCTGTCAGACTTAGAGAATCAGGTTTAAGAAGAATATCCATGTGCAAATTTATTTACCACAAAATTACGATATAAAGGAGGATTGATAAAGGACAACAGGAGGAGGCAACAAAAGCATAGCTATCAATCGTCCAAAGCTATGCTTTTGATCATCCAAAGCTATGCTTTCGATCATCGAAAGCTATGCTTTCTACAGAGGCACACACTCCAACCACACCTCTGTACGAGTATATTCGTATCGACCATGTCTAAACCATCCGCCTTTCTTCGTTATTCTCTCCGTGTAAGATCGCTGTTTCCCATATTGCTTCCCAACGTAATCCGCAGAAGGGAGAGGAGGATAGATCGTGACAAAGGTCTTGTTGCGCTCGTCATTCGCAGCTCTGTATTCGTCCCAGCTAACGGAGGTTTGTGTCTCCTTGCCCACCCACTTATATTTCACATCCATCGCTTTAAGTTGCTCATTGATAGTAGGAGCTGAGATTGCAGGTTGCATCAGCGAGACGGTATAGAGTTCTGACTCGACAGGCTCGTTCTTTCCTCCAAGCGTGAACTTGAGTTTATTGAACAAAAATGGAACGCCACGAATGACCACCTTCTCGTATGAAGGGAGGTTCTGCTTCTGCGACTGAGAGAGTAGCAGCTTCACCTTCATGTCATGAAGCGAATTGCGCAGCAGTAGGTCGTATTCACGATAGAACTTTTCAAAGATGCCTTGTGGCCCATTATAATGCAAGGCATAATCGAAGATACGAGGATGAGAAGGTGCATTTACATCGTAAGCTGATATGGTACCTTCAGGTCGACCGTCAGAGAGGTAGGTAAAGGCGAGGATAGCCTTCTGTTTCTCTGCCTTCTCCGATGTGTGCTCCTTGGGTTCTGTTGCAACCACCATCTTAGAGTTGAGTGTCTGATATTCTCCTACGTAGAGGAACTTGCCCATGTCGTAGTTGAAGTCTTCCTCTTCAACGGTATCCTTATAGCTAAGGGTTCTGAACTCTGGGATGAGCTCGGGGACTTTAATCTCTTTCGCTTCGAGGGTCTCACCTGTGTTATAGTTCTGCGATGCTTCAGCGACCTTCACCGTCACTTGGAAGTCGCCAGACCATCCTGTCTTATAGATAGCCCCATCGACAGGGTCGAAGTAGGCGTTAGGGTTCGCCTTTACTAAGCTATCTATATCTTCGTAGGAGTCTGAGATTTCAGAATCTACCTTATCTGAAGCAGCGAGTGTGACACGCTTGTAGTCATTCTCTGACTTATAAGAGAGCGTAGGCTCTTGTGTCACACAATGAGTTAGGTCTACCTTAGGAGTGTCGTTAAGTGTGTCACGCAGGAAGATGATATCCGCTGTTCGCTTCCCCTCATCAGAGGTGAACTCACAGCAGAATTTCTTACGAAAAACAGAGATGAAATCCGCACAGGTAATATCTGGCACCAAATCGGCTACCTTTATCTTTCCATTCACCAGCACGTCCATCACCTTGTTTATGACTACCATCTTATTGAAGGGTTCTGTCTGTGTGAAGAAGTTCTCTTGCAGCTCATATCCGAAGTAAGCGAAGACACGCTTGAGTAGGTAGTTCGCACGGATGAATGGAGACATATAATATCCTGGTGCGAGCGTGATAGGTATCTCGTTGACATACTCAATGCGCTGCACAGCATTGTAGAAGTCGCAGCCATCTCCGCTTAAGTCAGGATGAAAACCTATTACTGAAGGTAGTTCAGGCATCCACTCGTAAGGCCTGGTGTATTTCAATACTTTATCCTTTCCAAAGGCATTCATGCACTTGAAGTTAGCACCGTTCTTTCTCCCAGAGTCGTCAGTAAAGAGGATAGGGAAGATGCCGTAATGCTCGTTAGAGTTGTTGCGAAGATTACGACAGAAGTTAATTCCTTCCTCTACTGTATTCACACCAGGAATGAACTCACCCTTGAAGATGTCCTTGAGCTTCACCTTCTGTATTCTCGAATAGAAAGACCCATCATTAATGTAGAAGGAGGTAGAGATACTACCCTTGTATTGAGCAGACAGTACCACTTGACGACATTGAGCGAAGTATTCACCATCTTGTATCGCTACATCGGTAGCGGTCATCTTCACCCTACGTCCGAAGGAGTCGGGGAAACCAAGTATCCTGCGGTTACGCTCGGATGCTGGTAGTTCGAGCGGTGTTGTCTGCTCTCCATACTCATTGAAGAAAGGGTTAGTTCTCTCTACTTGTATCTGTGTATCGGGCTTAAGGTTGTAGGCCTCGCCCTTCTCTAAGTTCGTTATCTTCATATATATATATAAGGTGTTGTTTTTATTTACTACCAAAACGACGAGCCTTGTCTTGTAGCTGTTGTTTCTGCTCTATCTCATTAAGAGAGACAGACGCAGGGATACCGTCGACAGACAGTCGGTCGAGCACATCAGTCAATCTCTCGATGAGCGTATCCTTATAGGAGTCTTTAACCACACCACGCACGTCATTAACTGTTGGTGTGACGAATCCACCAGAGGCACGACCTTGTGCCTGCTGAATGAGAAACTTATTCATGTCGAGCGTGCGAATAGTCCCTGCACGCTGTGCACGATCGATGATATCAATGAATGGAGCTATCGTCGGGTTCTCAACAGCAGCGTTCGAAGCGACCCACTCTTTACTGTGTCCGTATCCGCCCTCTCCTACGATGACGGTAGGTTTATCGATGAACCCACGTTTGTCAGGGTCGTAATCGGCATGGAACATCTTTCCATCCTGTTTGCGCTCTACGTCAATACTACCTCCTGATTCAAGTCCTGTTGCGACACGTGCACCTGAAGCAGAAGCAGAACCACCTGCTCCGCTTAGCGTCATTCGCTTCACCTTATTGCGCTCTGCAAGTGCTGCTGCAAGCTGTGCTGCGCCCGTGATACCCATCAAGGCAGCAGCAGGAATACCAGCAGGGAAACCCAATTCAGAGAATGTCTTAGCAATTGCAGAAGCAGTTGATGCGATGATTTGCGCTGCCTGAATAGCGAAGTTAACATCCGCATATTTCTTCTGTATCTTTAGTTTTTCGTTAGCCTTCTTCTTCTCAAGTTCCGTAGTGTCTTTACCAGCGTTCTTTGCAGCTTCAATCTCTGCGTCATACTTGGCATCGACGTTCGCAATCTCTGCTTGCTGAAGTGATTGCATAGCGTCAACGAAAAGTCCCTTGTAATTTTCAAAGTCCTCCTTCCACTTTTCACGCCTTAAACGTGAGACAGCTTCCTCATATTCTTGTTGACTGATAAATCCAGCCTGTAACAGACTTTTCAGATGGTCGAGTTCTTCTTGATAGAGGTCTTTGCGTTTCGCAAGGCCATACTGTTGGAGTATTTGATTTCTATAGTCTTCAGCCTCTTTCACAAGATTGCTTTTTGCTTTTTCATACTCTTCTGCCGTGAGAAGTCCTTTTGCGTAGTCCTCGTCAAGTTTCTTCCTTTTTGCTTTTTGCTGTTCATCGAACGTTTCAAGGCCGTACTCCTGTTTAGCACGAGCACGCTCCTCCTCCTTTTTCTTCTCATATTCTGCTACGATTGCAGCCTTAGCAGCTTCGTATGCCTCTGTAACCTCCTTCTCACGTTCTCCATTATCTTTCGCACGCTGTAAAGAGGCCTTATAATACCCATCCAAGATTACTAACTTTGCATCACATTCTTGCTGAAGGGTCTGCGGTTTAGCTGGTGCTGACTGCCGTATCTGATCCAGAGAGTCGTAGTACTCTTTCTCTGCCTCGATATAAGCAGTGTTCGCTGCCTGCTGCTGGTCAGCGACAGCCTTAGTTTGCCCTTCGTGTAACGCCTTCTTCTTCGCAGCATCCTTGAAGACCATGTTCTCAGAGCGTTGCAAGTACGCCTTCTCGATGTCGAGTAATTTGTTCTGATGTTGAATATTGAGAGCAGCCACGTATGCACTATACTGCTCTTGTGTAAGGGTCTTCTTCGCAAGTGCATCCTTCAATGCATTCAGACTCTTATCATAGCTTCGCTTCTCTGCGTCGAGGTCTTGAGCTCGGTCGTGCGCAAACAACTTGCTTGCTACGTCATCAGGGTCGGTAGTCTTTGTCTTTTTTGTCTTCTTTTCCTTTTTCTTCTTCACCTTGGGGTCTTTTACTCCATTCTCGATGGTGTTGTGGCCACCGCTTAATCCGCCTTGAGAGGATGAATGCCCCTTCGTGTCTGGGGAAACATCAACAGAGAGATGAGCAACCTTCTTGTTGCTACCTGTGTTCTTGATAGCATCGATGAAGTTATCGCGAACATTCATCGCCATCTTCTTAGCGTCCTGACCTATCTCAGTCCAGGTATCCTTATAAGCGTCCCACAGTCCCTTGATACCTGTTGTAATTTTATCAACATCGAATGAGAAGGCACCTTCAATTACCTTCGACCACGCCTTCGCCATTCGCCCCATGCCTTTAAAACCATCAATGACGAGGTTGACACCGAACTTGAAGACCTCCCATGCACTCTTGAAGTTGTTCTTGATATTCTCGATACCAGCACGGAACACCTTAGACTCGTTGTAGAGGTCGATGAAGTAGTTAATGATTTTGACTGTATAGTCGATAATCTTCGATAGAGCCTTTACTCCGAAGATCTTAGCTTTCATCGTAATCTCATCGAAGCCATTCTCGCCCAATCCGAAGAACTTAGACATCTTCTCATTAAGTTCTGCTTGCGCTTCCACCTGCTCACGCTGTAACTCTCCATACTCTCCTGTGACACCCTTCAGTTCCTCCATATTGGTAGACATATCAGCTAAGGTCTTCACGAGTTTCATACCCTCGTTGCTCGCTGTTTTGCCAAATACAGCCTTCATGACTTGACCCACTTGCATAGAGTTTTCAGGCAGCTCCTTAATTTTGCCTGATATCATCTTAATAGCCTCTAAGATAGAAGTCTTTCCTGAGATAAGGTCTGCTTCAAGTTGCTTGCTTGAGATACCAATAGAGTTCAGTGCGCTCTGTGTAGCTGAAGACATTGTGCGAATACGGTTCGTGGCTGTCTGTATCAGACCCATACCTGCCTCATTGAAGATACCTGAGCGTGTCTGTGTTATACTTGCAACGAGGTCTTTAACGGACGCACCAGCATCACTGAAGGCAGGTCCGTACTGCTGAATCTGACTAAGGAATGTACCGTTAAGATCGGCTCCTGCTTGTAGTCCATCCTTGATGACATTGATAGCCTCTGCTGTAGAGATACCGTATTGATTGGTAAGCGACTCAACAGTACCGAGCACCTCCTTATAGTCTTTACCGAACTGTTCAGCGAGAGCAGATATCTGACTCTGTGTGTGGACGAGTTCGTCACCCTGTATATTGAAGAATTCACGGGTCAGTCGTTGAGCTTCCTCAATCTCCATGTTGTAATTGTAGAACCACTTAGCCCCTTCTATAGCTGCTGAGATGGAAGCGACAGCAGCTGTTGCAACACCCACAAGTTTCGTCCAACCACCAGAGATAGATGAGAACATGCCTTCGAACTTACCCATGATGCCTGTTGATTCTTTACCCATTGACTCGCCCAACCCAGAGGCATCTCGCTTCAGCTCCGATATACGCCCATTGACTGTACGAAGTTCTGACGCTAATCGCTCATACTCCTGTGGATTAGTTGCCTTCGATGTGTCATTGAGAGCTTTCTGAAGATCCTTGGCATGCTTCTTGAGCTGCGACATCGTCATTGCATTGACATCCATTGCAGAGCGTAGTTCACGCAGCTTCTTATTATTATCAGCTATCAGTTTACTATAGCTTCTCACCTCAGCTTGTAAGTTTTTATACTCAGCTGTCTCCTTCTTACCCGCTGCTTCGAGGTCGAGCATTCGATTCTGTCGGGTCTTCATCTCCTTACTTAGGTCGCGTGTTGCACGCTCAAGTTCAAGCAGTTCTTGCTGTGCCTTGTCTGTTTTTGCGTCAATGACCAATGTGATGTGGTCTTCTTTAATTTTGCTCATATCTATTGATTATCTGTGAGTAATCTGTGCTGTGAAAGTGCGTCTTCCATTTTTTGCCTCCAAGCCTCACGAACCTCGTCCGTAAAGCCTGCTTGGATGTCGGGGAAGGTTTCGTTATAGAGAACTCCCCAGACAACTCTGTTATAGATAGCATACTTAGCACGCTGCTTCTTTGCTCGCTTAGAGCTCATACCAGCGTAGTTCAAGCGATATTGCATATCGAGGAATCGTATGTAAGAGAGTACATTGAGATATACGGAGAACTCTCCATTCGATTCTTTCGGAGTGAAAGCACGACGGGACAGGAAATTACGAAGCGTACCTGTACGCTCCTTGAAGTAGCGATTAGCTACCTCCTCCTGTGTCTGATAGATGATGCCTATATCACGACGGAGGATATCTGAGATAAACTCATCCTTAACGAATTGATCTGTTACCATGTTACAAAGATAGCACGAGCAATGGGAAGGGAAAAGGACAAAAAAAGCGAGAGCAGCACGTCTCACGACGTACTGCCCTCTAAAAACAAATTACCTAAAACATATTATATTTCACGAAACATCCATTTGAACTCTAAGCCTTGCGCACCAGGTCGATTGCAAAACTGAAATCCTGCGTCACGAAGCGCAGAGAAAACTTGCTCTACGCTAATCTTAGCGGAGGGGTCTATATTCTTAATTGCGTCTACCACCTCTGGCGTAGAGAAAAAATGAGTTGTCTCTGCTGGTGTCGACGCTGGACGATATGTCGCTGATAAAGCAGCTATGTATATACTGATGTCAGTTACAGGCTGCTCTTCTTGTTCTTTTTCTTGTTTCATTGTGTTAAGATTTGTCAGCGTCCCCGTGAGGGTCCACTGAGGTGAGAAATGAGTTGAGATCCCTACGCAGTGAGCGTAGGGTATCGAGGAATGTGAGAACGGTGTCAGAATTTATATTGCCAGCATCCCTCCATTGATCAATAAGAAAACCCTCGATGGCTTCTAAGCGTTCTGTGCGCTCAGAGATATAACCAGGGTCGAGCATTGCTCGAAGGGTCTCAGTTGTTTGTTCGTCGAGATTAACGATAGACGCTTTCATTTTGTATTTCATTTGAAATCAATTATTTTCTTTACTTCTGACAGAGTTTTATAAGAACTCTTAAGATTATTCACTCGCTCTTCCCATCTATCCATAGCTGTTTGTTGACGAGAAGAAGCTTTGCCTGCCTCATGAACACCTCTATAATAGTCGAGATAAGATGTCGCCTTCGTGAGTTGACGCTTAACATTATCTCTTAATGACTTTATCAAGCCTGGTGTTGAACAGAAGTCATCTAACGGTATGAATAAGCCTTTTTCAGCATGGTAATCATAAACAGCTGGGTCGGTTATGATCTTCATTTCGCACCTCCTTTCTGAACACTACTTTTAATATGATCAGGCAAATAATAATATTCGTCGCCATCGTCTGGTACTGGCTGAATAGCACTTTGAGAAGAATCGAAGCCAAACATCCCATATACTGGTGTGAAATAGAGGCGCAATATATACTTCCTCATAGTGTCGTTTCTATGAACATAAATAATTCCGAGAGGACCTTCGCTAACTTTGAAAAGGAATCTTTCTTCAGCCTTTGGTATAGCACAAAATTTTTCCTCCAATTCTTCAACAACCTTATTGAATGCTTTTTTGTCCGCTACAAGAACTCCTTGGTACTTCTTCATACAGTCAGCAAGCGGTGTAAGCTCTTTTGGGATTGAAAAATCTATAAGACAACAATCAAAGAATATCATTTCTCACCTCCTTTCTCAGCCACTTCATCAAGACTCTTACAGAGGTTCTCGCTGAAACCTTCCAAAGAAAGCACCTCTTTATATTGAAGACGTATAACGCCTTCTGTGAGTTTGTGAGTAGTACTGATATAGATACAGCCTTTATCAACTTCGAGTTTATATCTTCCCTTCGCCTTTGGAATGGAATTCAGTTCTGATTTAAGTTCTGCAACAAACTTCTTTAGTGTCGGTTCATCTGCCATAAGGGCTTTGTAACGTCGTTCCATACACACGGCAACAGGCTCAAGGTACTTCGGGGTAGAATATGCCTTGAAATAGTAGTCAAAGAATATCATACCTTGCCTCCTTTCTGTTTATTTTCAGATTTATTCATGCGATAAACTAAGTAGCCTGCACAGAGGGTCGCGATGACTGATGTGATAGGCTGCTGCTCGATAGCGATAGCTGCTAACCCCACGCACAAAGTTACGAGGTTAACTCGAATTACCAAACGACGGGTAACTGAGAACTCGCAGATACGGCTGTAGAACTCACTCTTTGAGTCGAGCCAAAGATTAAGAGACTTGATTTTGCGCTGTATCGTAGCACGTACGTCGATAGGCTGCTGTTGCTTTGCAGAGCTTTCGAATTCGATTACTTGTTGCATAATACGCATTGTTTTGACTGTTACCTGAATCCGTCAGGTACGGATACAGAAAAAGCGGATGCTCTTCCTGTTCGTCAAAACAATGCGATTTCGCCACAAGGGTAAATTCACTGGAAGGCATCCGCCATATTTTCGTTGCAGTAGTCTGCAAGTATGGGCATAAAAATAAGCCCATCGAAATTTAATAAGTTCGGGGCTTGAATTTTCTTCTCACCCTTATTAGCGAGTCTCCTCGCATTGTTTTGACGGTTACAAAGGTAAGAAGTCTTTTTGTAACCGCCAAACAAAAACGCGATTATTTTTTGCGTGACGCAAAATTATTCTATAATAATGGGTCTCTCATCGGGTAAATCGTCATGAGGTATCTGATATTCGTCAAACACTCTCAACAGCTGATCCTCGTTATATACTTGAATATCATAGCCTTGCCCTTTAAGATCTTTGATTAAGTCTTTCTTCTTCGGACCAGCAGCATAGCCCATAATGACGATGTTAGTCTTCTTACTGATAGAAGTGTTCATGTTAGCTCCATACTGCTTCAGGAGTTTTCCCAGTTCATCACGCTTCGGAAAGGTAAGGAACTGCCCTGTGATGACAATCTTCTGACCAAAGAATGGTGTGTTTGGATTCTCCACTTCTTCTGCGCTGAGAGGCTTCAATGTGTCAGAGTTAAGATGACTGTTAGCTCGAACCTCGAGAGAGGGCCTTCTAACCTTTCTCATAGACATATTGATTTCAGCCTTCATTCTCTCACGGATACAGAAATTGATAAATGTGTTGATGTTTTCTTTCTGAGAGAGATAACCTACAAGATCGCTCTCTATAATTAGTTGATGTTCCATAATATAATAGTTTTTAGTTTCTTATTCGATACAATGGTACAAAAAAGATATAGAATTGTGACAATAAGCAAATAAAAAGGATTCGACGTCTCAACGTCAGAAGGCTTCATGAGGAGTGAGTTTGATTAATTGGTATATACAACTGGACAGACGGACAATCCAATCCAGAAATTATATAATCAACATACGCTACATAAGAATTAGTTTCATCCATGTAAGCTAATATCTCTGAACATAGGTGTCTTGGAACGTATCCTAAATGGACATGATCGTCAGAGTACACCCTGATTGCATTAGGGTCGTGTGGGTTTGTTGGGTCTTTCTCAAGAAAAACCGACTCATTAGACATAAGTTCTCTTGCTCTTTTCTGTGCTTCATCAGACCTATAATATAGGCCTGCTAATCTAAATGAGAAAACATCTCGTTCAGGAGGAGTTGGTTCTGAAGAAACATCTTCTTCTTCTGCCACTGAGTTAAGTTCCTCCACCTCTTTGCGTTTCTTTAGTTGCCTCCTTCTGATAGAGAGTGCAACGAAAATAGCGAAGGAAATCGTTATAACATTCAATAGCGGTACGAGTCCTTCAGAGGCATGAATGCCTATAAATTTCAATAGAAAAGCACAAATAATGTTGGTTAAGAGCCACGTTCCAAACCCAGTAAGAAAAGTCTTCATATAATTAATAGTTCTCAGTTAATATTTTTTGCAAATATACAAAAAATGAATAGAAACGCAATGAAAAGTAAAAGAAAAAGCCTCCGATGTATCACACACCAGAGGCTTCGAGTTCTTTTTTTTTAGTAAACTAATGTGACATGATGCACATTAATATCTTGCTAAAGAAATATCAGAAAGTTGTTTACCGATGCTTCTGATACCTTCTTGTATTTGTTCTACACGTTTTTTACTTGGTTGCTTGTGACCTGCTATATATTGACGCATTAGTGAAGCATTAATACCGATTTGTTTCGCAACGAGTGTTGCATTCATAGGAAACTTATCGAAGAATGCCCATAAATCATATTTGAAAGTCATCTCAAGCTCTGGTATGTCATAGCCTTCTTCGATACTTTCTTGTCTTGCTACGAGGAGATCTTCCACGGCAGAATCTACTGTATCTCCATATCCGCATAATCCAACCTGTCCAAGGTCTTCTTCTACGAAGCATGAGCAGTTTTTCTCTCCTGCTTGTTTCTCCACACACACTGTTACTTTCATATACTTGCTCTATGATAATATTCTTTTTAAAAGAGTCCTTTATATAATTAGTAAACTTCTGAAGGATAGCCGACACGTGAAAGTGTCGGCTATTCCTTAATCAGATTCAAAAAGTTGCTTCAGAATACTTTTTAAAGTACCTGTATTCACTTCTTGTGCGTCATGTCTTGGCACTGTAGTCGATTTCCCATTTGCAGGGTTTATCCACAAGTCGTGCCTTGAACCGTGTCTTAAAAGTTTGCATCCTTTCTTTTTAAGGATTCGTTTTAATTCACTTGACTTCATATTTACTAAAAAAATTAAAGAACTCTTTGTCTTAATGACGATGCAAAGGTAACAAAAAAGTTACGAACTACCAAATAAATAAGTAACTTTTTTGCTACATATATTATTTTTTTTTGATTAACGAACATGATAACTATTTATCAAGATCTCAAGCATCTCTGAGATTGACACTCCTGTCTTAATAGCTAAATGCGTTAATCTTTCTTTTGCCTGCTCGCTCACACGTGAGCTGAGCGGTACTTTCCCTAAGTACTTACGTCCAGAGTTAGGACGTGCGCCACCTCTATTATCACTCATGTCGATTTCTTTTCGTTAAAAACTCAGCAGCCTTGCGTAATGAAGGAGCAAGGCTCTCTGCTGTTACTCTATCCTCTTGAAGCTCTAATCTCCAGCGAGGAAACTTTCTGCGATACAGATACGTAGTCGATTCATCCTCGCTCGTCTCATATCCGTAGACATGATCGAAGCACTTGCTTCCATGATGACGAGCAGCCCATTCACCCATTGCACCGACGATGCGAGCGAGCTCGTCCACTGTTACCGTACAATCTTCTAATAGAGTTACCTTTTGACTCTCATTAAACTGTCCATCTTGGAATGTGATTACAACCTTGTTCTCTGTATCAGTTAGCACCCAACCCTTAGGCTGAGTGCTGCTCTTTTGAATTATATATTTTCCCATATTAGTAAACACCGATAACATAGAGGTTTCCATCCTGTAATACAGAGGTATCTTCTTTCTTCATAGGCTCGCTGTAACCGCTATTATCGAGGAAGATAAACTCGTCTTCAGCGAGGTTCTCGATACGAGTCTTAATGACGCTCATGTCCTTCAAGAACTCCTCTCGCTCATCCTCTGTGAAGTCAGAGTTTTCCAAGGTCTCGTCTATGTCGACCTCCTGGAAATTCTCAGCGTCTCCCTTGAAGAACTTAGTGAAGTCTTCGTAGTTACCGAGGACATCAAAGCCTGCACGTGGGCTTTCGTCAAAGAGGGTATATATTGAAGAGGTTTCACCCTCATTCTTGAAGGTTGCAACATTCATATCGTTCCTCTCAGCGAAGTCAACTGCCTCTTGAAAAGAAGTAAATCCAACTACTGCTTCGCCTTCTTTAAGACCAAATGAGGTACCGATGTTAATTACTGAAAGATTGTTCTGGCTTGCTAATTCTGAAATATTCTTCATAATCTTTGCCCGTCATGCCGATAGCGCAGCGTTTAGATTTATTATTTCTTGTTTAGAATGTTAATTAGAGATGCGTGTTATAAGCGATACCATTGTTTAAGTTTACGTTAAACTTAACGCCAGTTTTCTTGCATCTCATTACTTGGAGGTGAGGAGCTACTCTGTCATTGTAACCTCTATGAGTGAAGAATATTCGCCCATCTTCCATTTCAACGAGACCTTGACGACAGCAGTCTCTGTTATTTACGATTTGTTCAGCAGTTTCTCTTTCGATTCCATCTTGATAGTTGTATCTCATACTTTGTGCCCGTCATGCCGATAGCGCAGCGTTTAGGTTATAATTTTTGATTAAATATTGTTCTCTACAATGAATCTCGCAAGGTAGTAAGCCTGCTTCTCGCTAATTCTACCATTACCGATAGATGCTTTTGCGAAAGTGTCGATAAGAGAGTTAATGAAAGTGTTTTCTGTTTCAACCTTGTTGAGAGCGTCCATATAAGCATCAACAAGAGAATCGTGGTGATGATTGTTTACGGCTAAGAGACCTTGCTTTGTGCTTTCAACCTTATCAGAGATTGTTATAGTTTGCTTCTTAGCCTTTGGTGTAGCCTTCAAACTCTCACCGTTCTCATCGAAGAGATTGAATGCCATCTCCTTCTTTACAGTACCATTGAGGTAAGTGACCTCAACGTAACCTGTTGATTTTGTTATAATACTTGTGATTGTGCCTTCCTGGTTCTTCTTATTAAAGACCTTAGCTCCGATGTTTATTTTTGATGTTCTCATATTGTTTACAGTTTTTACGGTGTGTCTCACCTTCTTTAATTCTACGATGCAAAGATAACAACTTTATTTGATATATGCAAGCGTTTTTCAAATTATTTTCGAAGAAAGTTTATTTTTTCTCAATACTTTACATAAAAGAGCCGTAACAGTTCGAAAACTGCTACGGCAACAAAGAACAAGCATCGTTATTCTATTATTCAACGGTCACGAAACCGTGACGGATTAAGTCAGCAAGGAAGGCGTCGGGGTTGTCAGTGGAAACGAGGTAGCCCTCGAGTTCCTGTAAGCGGTGAGCGAAACGCACCATATAATCTGTATCTGTGCCTTCGCTATCGAAGCGACTGCCTGTGTGAAGTTGGTGGAGGAAATCAGCTGGAGAGGTGGCGACGATTTTGTCGCCATCCTTCAGCCTGTAGGTTGTTAACATGCTGCTAATTTTTTAGTTCTCAATCTGAAGTATAATTTTTCGCTTTCGGTAAGGAAAGGAACGTTCTGAAGGGTGGTGTTGTTTTGCACCTTACCTTGCTTTGCAAAGGTAATCATTTTTGCGAGAAAATGAATCCAAGCAGACATCTTTGTGAAGTTCGTTGAACCTCCGTGCTGGCGAAACTCCACCGTGCGGTGGCGTGCGTAAGCTTCGAGGTTAACCTTGTGGTAGCGATTGTGATTAAAAGCTGCTCTAAGCTCACCAATGTTAGAAGCTTGGTTGATGATTGTCTCTGAAATGGTAGTAAGGGGCCTGCAGAAGTTGTTGTTGCGTCTGCTTCGAGGCATGAAGTGGTCGATAACATTCTCAAGGCGCTTGTAAGTGATTACAAGGTTCTTCCAAGTCTGAAGGTCGAACTCTGCAGCGTCCATGTGAACGTGAAGTCCGCAAGAATCGTTAACCTTAGCGTTGCAGAGGTCGAGGACCCAGCAGACCTTCTCAAGTTCCTCAAGTCCTTGATCTCCGTGGAGGATTGGGCTAACGAGTTCGAAAGTGTTGTTGCCTGAAAGGCTGCTGTCGGTAACCAGCTTCCAATGGTCGGTGTGGTCGGTGTGATTGTACCCTTCAACCTCGACTCTGATGCCTGCTGCGTTAAGTTCTCTTGCAAGGCGTTCTCTTGTGCAGTTGTAAGCTTCAATCTCAACACCGAAGTTGCGGTTGAAAGTGTAGTCGAGTTGTGGAAGAACTGTTGATGCTGCTTGTGCTGCGCTCTGTGTGATTCCCTGCATCATTCGCTTGTAAACGTTCTGCACGAATCCGTAATTACCACCTGCTACAAGGTCAGCTACCTGTCTGCGTGTAAGTCCGAGGGTGAGGAGCTTCTGAATCTTAGAAGTCTTTGTTCCGTTCTCGTTAAGAATGCTTTGAATTTGCTCGTTCATAATCTTTGCTTTTTAAATGTTCTTTGTTTCTAATTGTACAGCTAAGTTAACACTATAATAAGGAATACGCAAGTACTATCGCACTTATAATCAGCGTTTTAGGAGTAATTATCTAAAGCTAAAGAACGATACAAAAAGGGCCAACGCATCACTGCGTCGGCTCTTCATTCATTATCCTAAACAATCCTTTAATATGAGAAACTATTAACTATAATTCTACCAACTAATAAAACATGATACAAAGGTAAGTATTTAATCATGATTTGCAAAGGACCGACTTAGAACGTGTGTTCTAAGCGTGTCTGGTGCAACGCAAGAGAGCATTAATGTCCAACCGAGGGAGGATAGTTCAGTAGCTACGAATGGTATCATCTCTGCCTTATCGAGCTCGCCACGAGATATCCAGTCGATATTGCCTTCTTCAGCATCAGCTATCATCCAAGCGTGAAGCTTAGAGAGTAATCGGAGGGTCTGGTCGGAGGCAAGCATGTATTCAGCAGCGTCAGCACGGTTCGTCATCTTGTTCGCCACGGTAATGGCGATGCGTTGGGTAATCTGGTAAGAATTGCGTCCATCTGCTGACATATTCAGTTCACCATAGTCAACGAATAGGAATGAACCTACCAGCTTATCGATGCGCTGCTTTAGTTCATCGAACGACTGACCATAGACATAGTTGGCTATCTCAGGGAGTCGCGACACATTGGGAAGTTTATCGAGTGACTCCGCAAGTTCGGTGTAACCAGGAAAGTCGCTCGAACCATTGGTAAGTATAGCACGGATGCCCTCCTTGGAAGGATATTGTGCGAAATAGAGAAACTGATCTTTAATCATAATATCTTATCGATTACAGAGATAGGCAGTCCCACCTCTTCACTGATTTTTAATTTATCCCATCCAAAACCCTTCATATCCTTAACTGCATCGATGGTCTTCTTGCGCAGCACCTTCAGATAAGTAAGTACGTTCATCTGCTCTATCTGTTTTGCATTTCCAAGCCCCTCCTTGGAGAGGTCGTAGAGCGCATCAGAAGCGTCAGTAGTGATAGGCTGCTTAGGCTTATGCACGAATTTAGACAAGAGTGAGAATGAAGTTTTACTAAACAGATAGTTGTTAAATGCTTGAAAATTAAACGATATAGCCGTGAGCGTTTCAATGGGTAATCGAGCGAACACCTTAGCTAATTCGTGTGCATGTTCAGAATGGTACTCTTTCTCTGGATAATAGAGAATAGCAGCAAGCAGAGGTAGCGATTCCTCTCCTCGTTCGATGAGTTCCTGTGCTTCGATGTACTGAAGGGCGGTAAGCGAGCAGGTAAGCATACCGAAGCCTGTCTCAATGCGATAGCCTGAATAAGTACGCTCACCAATCCGAACAGAAGGGATGAGCTGCGCACAGAAGCAGAGGTCGACTACGTATTGATAGTCGAGACGACGCAGCACACGTGCAAGTGGTATATTCAAGCGATAAGGATCAACACGACGGCACAACTCGTAAGTATCCTCATCAACACCATCCAGCACGCTATTGTTATCAGGGTAGTTTATCTGAAACATGAACGTGAGTTGTTCAGATATTGCGACAAGGTTAGCAATCTGTTCCTCTGAATGGAACTTGCGCTTATCCCAACCCATGATGTCGCATAACCAGTTAATCCGAACCTCTCCAGCGGACAGTTCGCCTGCTGCCATGCGAAGGAAGTCGCCCACAAGGCGGATATACTGGCGGTCATTCATAGCATCCCAACGGTTAGGAATGCTATGAGTTTCACCTTTATATATTAATTCAATATTCTTCATCATGGCAACATTATAATATTATCATCAGGATTATTGTACGCTGAATTAGAGCAGAAGTCCACTGAAGCATCTGTGGAGAGCAGCGTATCTGCATTCGAGATAAGTTCCTCCGCTTCAAGGTCGAGACGATCAGCAAGAGCGAGCGCAGCGTCGTGTTCGTCCTTGCCCGTGCGTGAAGCATGACTATCATCGAAGAGGTTACGGATAGTTGGAGGAAACTCCAATATGTCGAAGCGACGGAGCGACTTTGCAACGGTCTTCTTAAGCAGTGCGAGCGTCAATATCGGTTCTATACGCTCACGATTCTCGCCCGTGAGTCTATCGTAGTAAGCTGATAGACGTTCGTCGAGCGTTTCCTTCTGTAATGGGAGAATACGGAAGAAGAAGTAGTAAGAGAGGTCTATTGGATAGATAGAGTCGAACGCTTCGGTGGTCTTAATCTTACAACTGTCGATTATCTTGTAATATCGTGATTTTCGCCACAAAGCAGCAGGAGAGGCGGCATTTTCGCTCGTAATCTCGGTAGACATCAAGCGTTGGATGACAGAATCCATCGCATTGTAGTAATTATCCATATACGCACGCTTCATCCCTTCCACCTCGTACTTATACACGTCGACATGGTTCTTCCTGCGGTTGATACTATCGAAAATCAACTGTGACGCCATTGTCATGTTCGCCACAGCAGAACGCAGGGGCTCTATGAGTGTTTCATCGGAGTTGCTGATGATTGCATCGAACACCTCTGCAGTGATGATGGTTTCAACACGCTTGCGAGCGGTAACACCTGACGAAAGCAGGTCGTTCAGGTCCATATTCGTTTCCACACCAGGTGCGTACTTGCTGAACGAACCAAAATCCTTGAAAATATCTACTAATACATTCTTCATGACTGCTGCTGATTTAGTCTGTCTTTTGGTGCGACGTCTTCCTGTCGCTGTGGAACCTCACGATAGAAGCCTATGCGATAGCCTTGCTTATAGAGTTCAGGGAAGTTCAATCGAAGAGCGAGATTAAACGGTTCTGCACATATCTCGTCCTCTGGTGTGAGCGACATTATATAGATAAGGTAGTTATAGTATGCGTCAGAACCTGACTTACTGATAACACCATCCTTGCTAACTGCTGTGATAGATGCATCCAAACCAACGCTTGATAGTAAGGCTTCTTCTGCTCGCTTATCGTAAGAAATCAAAGATTCGATATATTCCTTATACTTAAGGTCGATAGTTTCGATTCTCCATTGCTGCTCGTGCCCAGAGTTATCCATAAACGAAATAGAAGAGTAAGCTTTACCTTGATTGTCTGCACCACTCAGATAGTCGCCTATCTTGCGCAGCTCCAATCGCATATACTCTACAAGTAACGATTCACGATATTCAGTACCGATGCTGATACCGTTATACTTAACTAACTCCTGTTTCTTAGACGAGCGAATCTTATTCTCTTCGCATAGCTTCATCAGCTGATTGCGCTTGCTTGATACCCATGAAAAAGGAATGATGATGTGTATCTTCGCTGCAAGGGAATTACGCAAGAAGGAGTTAATATAAGAGGCGGTCTTATTGCTACCTTGAATATACGGACGTGCGCCCTGGTGGGTTTCGTTCACACCGTAGAACTCATCGACTGATTTCTCACGGTGGTGTGAAACGGCTGCGAAGAGATAGTTGTCAACCTCTGACAATGCGAACTTAGGGTATATCTTATAGTTACCCATGCCGTATGTCCAGCGTCCTACAGCTATATTGTTGAAGTCGCCATAATTAATCTGATCGTAGGCTACATCCTTACGAGTAGTAGCAAGACGGCAGTGCTTATTCTCTAATGGTTCAAGTCCAGCAACTGGCAACATACCGATACGCTTACCACGTGAGAACCTCCACTTAACGAAGTAATCACCAAACCAGTAGTAGTTCTTGATACAGGTCTTAGCGAACTCCTGTGCGGAGGCTTCCATACCACGCTCCTGCCAAGAGTTCAACCACTCATCCCACGCAGGTAGTGCGGTGTACTCACGTCGTAGCTTACCACCTTCTACTGTCTGCATATAGGCGCATGGTCCGTTACCATAGAGCATCTTAATCTCCTTGCTATACAAGCGAGGCAGCAGGCGGTTCTGCTTTATCTCCATCGTTACCTCTTCGCACAGTGCGTTGTTCATACCACGCATACACACCTGATATCCATTCACACTCATCCACTGGTGTTCGTGGAAGCAAGGATGCTGACCCTGTGGTACGAGTAGCCCTGGGCTTGTCGATAGCTCTCTCCCTTCTCCAATCTGAAAGGAGAAGGTGTTGCCGTCCATGACGTAGAGTCCAGCGTTGCCGTGCAGTTCAATACTATCTGTCATAACCAATTGATTTTATGAAGTTTATACCCATCCTGTGGGAATCCCATGTATCTGATGAGGATGCGATAACACATCTTTGGGTTTCCCTCCTGGTCCTCGAAAAGAAAGAAGTTCTCGGCATCTACTTTGAAGCAGTCTTGCGGTAGTTGCGTGCGCCACTTGCAATGTTCCTTAACTATCATCTTCTCGCCTGCCATACCCTGTATGCGAGAGTAGGGGAAGAAGCAGATAGTGAAGTCACCTTGTGGTATCTTACTTATCTCCCTTGCCCATTGCATTGCTTCGATGCCAGTCATTTCAATCGTCTTCTTCATTACGTGCGAAATTACTGAAAATCGCTGTGGGAACAAAGGACGATTTTGCCCCCTTCCTGTCATATTTCCCGACTTTTTGGATTTTGCACCGAATTACGGACTTTCAGCGGTGCGTCCTGATAAACGCCATTCATTTTTTTTGTTTTTTGATTTTCAGAACGCAAAGCGTTGAAACACAACAAAATAAGATTTTTACCGATGTAAAACAGCCCTCATTATTGCCTATTTTCAAGTACGTTTTGTTTTCGTTTTAACCCATTATTAGGCATTAAATAGTGAGATTTTCGGGCAAATCATCGGGATAACTGCTTAATTCCTTCTTGATTAGGTCGGAATAAAGACCGTATAAAAGGTAAATCATTGCACTTGGAAGCTGCGTTGTTAGTCCTGGTCTTCGTTTCAGTTCCTCCTTCTTCTCTGACGCTTTATCGAGTTCTATTTTACCGTTGGTTTTCTTCAACGGACTGATAAGAATAGCACTGCAAAGGTTAGGGCATTCGTTCTCATCTATTCGCACCTTCGGGAGCAAAGGAAGTTTCTCACCAAAGAGCAACTGACAAAGGCGGAACTGCTGCCAATGGTAAATAACAGGTGCACCCTCATTGTAGAGGATAACTGAGAAGCCGTAACTCTCTAAGGCTGCCTTCATCGTTAGCGAGTCAGTAGTTATCTGTTCTAATTCCTCACGTGTCTTGTTACCAGCACGGTCAGGATAGAGATGTATAACCTTGTTCACCGCATCAGTACCAAAGAAAGAATACACCTGCTGCGCAAGGTTCTGCTGGTCATCGGGTATGTAAGCCCAAAACTCCTTGATAATATCGAAGCGACTACCATAGTCTTTCTTCTGTCCGACGATGAGCGACTGAAAGTTACCAGGGTCGTAACCAATGTAGAGTGGTTCGTGCTTATCGTAATGTCGAAGATAGCGAGCGGTCAGGGTAAAGTGGTCCCTGAGGTTCAATTTCAAAATCTGGTCATAAATATAACTATCCTTGAACTGGTGTCGCTCGTGGTCGTAGGTGGTAAAGAACTTGTTAGTCACCTCCTTATGTCGAATAGCACAGATAGCGGTCAAGAACTCATCCATATCGAGCGTGTCGAGCTGTGTCTTGAAGAACTTAGGACCCAAGATGTCCTTGTTGCAGAATGATGAAGCACGGATATAGTAAATTGCGTTCCTTCGCATATCCGCTAAGCGTGGTTTCCATCGTGCAACAAAAGCGTTAAGACGTTCATTTTCCAGTCTTATCTTCTCCATTGTGACAGGGTTCTTCGTGTTGCGAAGTTCCTGTTGTAGCATAAACTGCTTATAAAGCGACTGATTGATAGCGAGCGACACACTGGCTATCTCCTCAATGAGCTGTCGGTCCATCTTGTTTTCGTATTCCTCAAACCAATCGTCTTCACCAAGGTCGACACGTGCGGTATCACTTACACCTGTCACACCTTCATAGTAAGCAGAGCGACGGATGTCAGCTGAACCACCACGGAGGGAAGGAAAGAGGCGTGATTTGAGTTTCTCTCCGCTGTTGTGTTTCATCTCCTCGACGAAGGCGTGAACGGCATTACGTCCAGCGACACTCTCAGGCTGGTCTGAAGATACTAACTGAAGGTGCGCACCATTGCGGAAGATGACTGAGTGCTTAGCGTAGGCAATAGGGTAGCGTGGTCGACGGAAGTGTGAAGGTAGCTTTGCTTCGCCCACCACGTAGTCGATGCCATATTCCAACATTGCACGCTGCTTGCCATTCACGATGACAGGACGAGAGAACGAAGCCTGAATGTTAGGCCAGACGTTCGTCATCAGTGCAACGTAAGTCTTATGCACGAGGAACGAAAGTTCACCAGGCATATCATTTGTTACACGGATAAGACGAGGAACGATAACGCCCTCCGTCTTACCCGTTGCACGAGCCCACTCTGCATAGAGCATATTCGGGTCGATGATGTTTGCCAACAGCTGAACACGGTTCATGTAATAGTGTTCAAAGTCGACTGTTGGCTGTTCGTTGTTTTGCGTTGTTAGTTCGTCAGTCATTTGGAATCTCCTCTACTATTTCAGCGTCTTGAATGTCAGCATCACGCAGCAGTCGTTTCTTCTCCTTCTGCTCGATAGGCAGCGAGTCGATAAGCGTAACATAAAAACCTTGATTGTGTTTCGCTGCAATGTCCTTGAGACTCTTCTTCGAGAAGCCAAGTTCCTCTGGACTTAACTCTGGAGAAATCAAGAAGAGAACTCCCAAGTCTCTATCTGCTTCTGCAATTTCTGAAGACCTACGACGACACTCAAGAGCAGCATCATAGCACGATTTCATACCTTTATAGTCACGATTAAGTGCGCAGAGTTTTGCAAGGTCTTCGTATTTATTAGCGAAATTGCTTTCCCAAACCTTTATCGGAACATTGCAATCAACTTGGAAGTAGTTGATTGCCTGATAGATTCTCGCCATACAAGTGCGCTCTTCTATCTTTATCCGTTGTTCAGCGTTAATACGAAGCTTCAGTTTCTTAGCTGCTCTCGTAATATTACGCTCGTGCTCGAATATTTCAGCTGACCATTGTAGCTGTTGTAAGAAGAGCTTAACATCCTGAGGAATACCATCGCAATCTCCATTCGTTAAGAATGCAGATATAAGGTCTGGGTGAATGGAGTCTAATTTCTCAAGTTGACTTTTCATATTCCAAATAATTTTAAACGAAGGTCCTTCTCAGCACGCTCATTCTTGCGTTCTTCAAGCAGAGTAATCGAATCGTTATCTCCTTTCTCTGCTTTCTTCGCAAGTTCAGCATCTATATTATATTCTCCAAGTGCGAGACCTTGCAGGTAAGCTTCGTAGTACACATCACCAGGAATGGATATACGATATAGCAATGCTTCTCGCTTGACTTTTCTTAAGCCAAGTAGCTGACAAATACGTTCGGGCGTATAGTTTAACGCTCCGAACGTTCTGATTTGATTTACATATTCATCTGAAAGTATCTCTTTTTCTACTAATTCTGACATAGAATTATCTTTTTAGTGTCATCTTCTGATAGGACTACACCACCTCTCTCTAACAGTATAGGCTGCTGAGGAAACATGGACATAAATCTTCGAACAGTTGCCGACACATATTTAGGATCGATTTCCATTCCATACCCAATACGGTCCGTCTGTTGACAGGCCATAATAGTCGAACCTGAACCAGAGAAGACATCAACAACCACATCACCATTTTTGGTGCTATTAGTTATCGGGTATGCCATCAGTGCAATAGGTTTCATAGTCGGATGAATTCTATTTGCCTTTGGCTTATCAAAATTCCAAATGGTAGTCTGCTTTCTGTCGGAGTTCCAAAAGTGAGCAGCACCTGGTTTCCACCCGTACAAGCAAGGTTCGTGTTGCCACTGATAGTCCTGTCTACCCATTACAAGTGAGTCTTTAACCCAAATACAGCACTGGGCAATTTTGAAACCTGCTTCTCGGATAGCCCTGCGAAAATTCTCGCCTTCCGAGTCTGCGTGGAAAACGTAAAATGAACCACCAGGCTTAACAATGGAAAACATCACATTAAACACAGACTGCAAGAAGCGAAGGAACAAGTCATTCTCCATAGAGTCATTCTGAATCTTTAGCTTGCTGTCTCCTCCCCCTTCGTAGTTAACATTATAAGGAGGGTCAGTCAGAATCATATCTGCAACTCGTCCATTCATAAGAGTAATGATATCGCTTTTTGAACGACAATCACCGCACATCAGTCTATTATTTCCAAGCCTGAATACATCTCCAGGACGAGCAAATACCTCATTTTCTTCTTGCGGAAGGGTGTCAACTGTATCCTCTTGAATATCAGCTGAGTCATTCTCCGAAGGAAACAGTCTCTCTGTGTTAACAGAGAAATCAGTAGGCTTCACATCATACCCAAGATTGAATTTAGCAAGGTCATCGCTACTGATATTGTACTTTGTGAATAGGAGAGTGTCAGGATTCTTTTGAGCGAACTCTGAATTGTAAGCTGCAATTTCTTCGACAGCTTCCTTCTTATCGGACGCTTGAATTTCCTCATAAGGGATTTCTGGGATTTTAAACCCATAAGAGCGAAGTCCAAGAAGAGCTTTACGTCTTTGATGTGCATCTATAATCCAAAGCTTACCTTCAGAATCTTTCCACACTTTGAATGAATACTTGAAGCCACGAGTAATGATGAGCATCTGTAGCTTCGATAGTTTGTCTGCATCAGGCTTTTTAAAGTCTTCCTGAAGCTCTATAAAAGAATCCAGCGGGGCAGTAGGTAAACCACCCAAATTAAAAACTTTTATGCTATTTTCCATTGTAATTATTTATTTTGTTGTTCAAGAACCATTCTGAACAGTCGCTCTTTCTCTTGGTACTTTTGGAGATTCCGCTTATCAGCATCTCTTTTCTCTTTACGATCCTTGCGCTTAACGAACGACTTATAACGCTTGATGTTGTCGAGAACGTTCTTGTGCTGACGGAGGAACTCGGCTGGGTCAGTGCGGAGCAACTTTATGAGCTGGGCTATCTCTGAGCGTCCGAAGAGTATCGGGTGCTTGCAGAGGAACTTACCAGTATCGTTGAAAGATTGCAGCTCGGCAAATGCTTGAAGATTGCGGATGCGCAGTTCTGCCATTTCTGCTACGGCTTGTGCGGTGGGCTTTGTCTCCAGCAATTCGTCGAGCTGCTTCATCTTTCGCCAAGTGTTGATGCGGTCGTTATAGATGACAGTTGCCATCTGTACGTCCGCATCAGCAAGGTTTTCCCAGTCTATTTTCGGGTACTCTTCTTCTTTTTTTTTGGAGTTGCTTTCGCCTTCTCCTTCTTAGAAGAATCATCGCCACCCTCTCCTGTTGATGGGTTCTTGTCGCCTTCTCCACCGTTAGCGTCTGGGCTTTCATCTCCATTGCTGTTGAGTGTTTTAGGGTCCTCGTTGCCATCTTCAGAAGAGTTGCCGGCGTTGTTATTATCATTATCCTCGTCGGCTGCTTGGGAAGCAAACTCACGTCGATTACGTACGATTTCGTCGTGCTCGCAATGGTCGAGAAGTAAGAAGAGTATCTCCTCGTGATTTTTCTCTGGCGAGAGGTCGAAGCGTGTGAAATCGGTAAGGTGTGGTGCCTTATCGTGCAGCAGGGCAAGGTCGGCTTCCACAACTGTGGGGCTAACCAACTTGTGGAAGTGCGTTAATTTCTCTTTTGCGCTGTACATAATTCTCAATTAAATAAGTAAAAAATAAGAGCTTTTCCCCCACATGGTTTGCAACTCCCCTCCC